CCCGGTACACTGTATCGGTGGCGTCGGGGCGCGGTGCCCATTTGAACGGCGTGATCTTGGTCATTACTTGATCACGGAACGCACCGAAGAACCGTGGCACGGCGTTGGGATTGATCAGTTTAGCCAGCCCGTAGGCGTCCAGAGGCGACTGTGCAGCCGGTGTGCCGGTCATAAGCCACAACCACGTGTCAGGCTTGACCACAGCGTTCAGCGCCTTCCAGCGTGCTGTGCGCGGGTTCTTGTAGCCCGTTGCCTCGTCGACGATGATCAGGTCAAAGCCACCCGCTGCGATGTCGTCCTGCAAAATCTCTACACCGTTGAAGTTTATGATGGTGTAGTCGGCACCGCTGTTCAGTATCTCGCGCTTATGCTTGCCGTGGGCAATCGCCACGGATCGGTGCATGGCAACCGTAAACAGATCAGCACGCCATGCGATATCCATAATAGACAGTGGGCACACGATCAGTACGCGCCGAATGCGCCCCTCACGCATGAGGAAGTCACTCGCCCAGATAGCTGATGCAGTCTTCCCCGTCCCTTGCTCGTTAAAGCAAAAGGCTTTTCTGTGCATTGTAAGGAACGCAGCCGTGTCGATCTGATGTTGGTAGGGCTTGTACTTTCCGGGCCAGTCGTACTTCCCAACGATCGGAGACGGCGCTTTGATGTTGAGGTTCTTGAGTATCTTTGCTTCGTCGAGTCCCCAGTTCACGAGGACTCGGTTTCCTGAAAGTTCTTTACTCTTGGGTATGACGGTCGTGACTTGTTTTGGGTTTCGCAGTCGGAGTAACAAAGCCTTGTTCTCGACGATTTGCATATGTTCCTCACTTCTTTTTCTGGTAGTTTCTCGCTCTGTTCTTGCTCGGGCTTTCGATCTTGTACCCATCGGCGTTGCTGCCGCCCTTGCTCAGCGCCTTGTTGTGGCTGATATCTTTACCTTCGCGCTTGTCAGCTTTGCCGTTACCGTTACGGTCGACGCCGTTCTTGTCGACAGTACGTCTGGCTCGCTGGCGCTCCATGCGCAGCGGGTGTTCGCCACGCTCTTTCTGCTGCTGGTACTCTTTCTTGTAGGGTCTTGGCTTGTTTACGTATGGCATGTCAGTGTGCTCCGTTGTGCGGACATTCGACGACAGGGCAATGTTTTCGGCACAGTCCGCTTGGTTTAGGGTTCCACGTGTCGTGTTCAGCGCACTTGTCGAGAGCGTGATATTTAGACAGCCACTTTTCCCAGAGCGCTCGCACGTCCAAGTTAGTGTACTTTGTTTTCACGATCTCGTTGCTCACGACGAACAACAACCCAGCACGCACCCGTAAGACCTGCGGGTAGTGCGCGAACACAGCCAACGCCATCAGTTCAAGCTGTCCAGCGTCGGCGTACCGCGCGCTCTTGCCAGTCTTGTAGTCGATTACCCATGCCAGATCACCGTCGATAATCAGCAGATCGGCAATCCCTCGGAACCACACGTCCGGTGCATCAAACTCGCACGCTTCCAACCGCTCAGTGAGTCCAAACTTCTTTTCGCAAAGCTTCTCGCCGTCCTTGGCTTGCAGGGAATCAAGCACCTTCTGGGCAAACGCAAACTTATTTGGCAGTGGCTCGCCGTCCCGAATGTACTTCTCCGCAGCGGTGTGGAACTCGTTACCGTAGCGGGTCGCCTCAGTCTCCTGATAGGGAAACTCCTTCAGGATGTGCGTGTGGTAGAACTGTTTTGGGCACGTGTCGAATGCTTTCAGCTTGCTGTATGACCAAGGTTTGATGCTCATTCATCCTCCGTACGTCTTATGAACTTCACTCTCGCAGTTGACCGGCAATCCAGTCGCCCACGACGGAACGTAACGCATGCACTGCTCGACATACGCTTGCGCTTCTTCTGCTTCCTGTTCTGCTACGCACGCCACCACGCTGTCATGCACGGTCAGCACGACGCGGTAACGCTTGGCGATCTTCAGCATCTGCTCGCCGATGATGCAGCGTGCTATGCCCTGACAAACGTTTTCCACGACCTTACCGCCGTAAATACGGCTCGGTCCTTTGCGTGTGTCGTACATGTACTCGACGCCTTTCTCACCCTGTACGCCGCGCAGTCCGCCGTAACGGATGCACAGACCTGAAGGCAGGCGAATAGCCTTCATGCCACCGTACACTTCAAGCACGCCTTCACGTCCGAAAGGCAGTGTGTCGCCATTCGCCATGTACTTTAGCGTGTGTCCAGCCGAAGCCCATAAGTTACTTATACACCAATTTGCCTCGCGGTATACCTGAATAATGTGCCGAGCTTCGTCGGAGGACACGTCGACGCCTTTCAGCGCCAGATGATCTTTCAGACGTGCCGCACCCATGCCATAACCGCAGCCGAGGATCACAGCCTTACCTACCTCGCGCTGCCCAGACGTCACCTTATCCTCGGCAACGCTGTAAATCTGCGAAGCCATCTTCTTGTAAACGTCTTTCTTGGCAGCGAACGCTTCTACCACGTCCTCCTGCTCAGCCAGCCATGCGACGACACGTGCCTCGATCTGCGCCGAGTCGCAGTCAATCAGTACATGCCCCTCGGGTGCGACGATGCACTTCTTCAGCTTCTTGGCGTTTGGTCCACGACTGGGTAAATTCTGCAAATTGATCTTGTCATCACCTCCCCAGCGCGTTGTATGTGCCGCGCAGTAGCGAATCGGCCCCGGCATTTTCCCGCGACTGGCGATGTCGATAAACCGTTGCGTGCGAGTTTCTTCCAGTGTGCTCTTAGCACCCAGCCGCGCAGCAACGACTGTTTGTACGTGAGGGTCGTGATGGTCCTGTAGAGCAAGAAACGCTTCATCTGTCTTCGAGAACGCATAAGTCTCTTTCCCTGTGGTTTTGCTGATCTTCATCGGTGGCGTGACGCCAAGGTTTCCAAGCACGAGTGCCAGCTTCTTGTTAGACATGAGGTCACTCTTGATCACCCCGCACTCTTCCAGAAGCTTCTCTTTGCTGGCACGGCACTCTTCTAAATGTGCCTCCAGTGCAGGCTTGTCCAGTTCCAGCGTAGGCGTAGTGAACATGCGCAGCGTGAGGTCGATCAGCCGCAACTCCTGCTTGGGGAACCCCTGTGCCATGAACTCTTTGAACAAGTCGTACGTCAGTTCTACGTCGTTGATACAGTAGTCGCCGTACTTGGCGAGGTCTTCCGGCGTGAACTGCTCCCGCCGCTTGCCCAACGCCTTGACGACTTCTGTTCCCTTGACGCCAAGCTGGTAGCGCTCAGCCAGCTTCTTGAGACTGCCGCCCACCTCAACCCCGTGCAGGGCACGCGCCATACACAGCGTGTCGGCGTAGGCTTTCGGCACGATCCCGAACTGCCACGACAGAATCGCACCGTCAAACATCATGTTGTGCGCCAGCACCATGCTATCTGCCCAGTCGAACTGCGACAGGTACAGGGAAAGTTCTTCGTGCGATCCGCTCGCCCACTCGGTTTCGCCGCCGTCAACCTTGACACCGACGCCGATGACCTCGAAACGTGGGTCACGCACGTACTCTTCTGTGGTGACTTTCGACAACGAATACTCCACGTCGTAGAACGTCTCAAAATCTATAGTTATAAATGCCATGTGTCAGTCCTCTTGCTTCGCAGCGACGCGGTAAGCGTCGCGGATATTGTCTTCGTTGATGACAAGGGCGATACCGCCAGAGGCGGCAATGCTACGCAGTTGCTGCTCCTGTAGTTTGGTTGGTTTGTTCTTGCCTGCTTTGCACTCGATACCGAAGAACTTACCGTCACAGCATCCAACGATATCCGGCACCCCGCTGGTGCCGTATCCGCTCGTGACAGGGTAAAAGTAGTACGCGCCAACTTCTTTCAGGATGGCGACTACTTGCTTCTTCACTTTCGCTTCGGGCGTCATCACGCACCGTCCTTGACGAACACCCCGTCTAACATGGTACCAGATCGCTTGCTGATCACGTCGTACGCAGACTGGAGACAGTCGACCACGTTCAGCCCATTCATTTCAGCTTGAATGATCACGGTCACTACTACGTCACCGATAGCGTCGATGATCTCGGCGCGGTCGTCGTCTTCCACTGCGTTCAGCAGTTCGGCGGCTTCTTCCAATGTCTTGCGTGCCTGCCCCAGCCGCGTCCCGCAGTCGAGGATACCTTTAACTTTAGCCCATTCCACGACGCTTACTGCTAGTTCTTCAAAATTCATATACACCTTCATGCTTCCGTTTCCTCTTTTATCAGGCGTTCCAAGTACCACCTTGCTTTGCGCAAGTCTTCCACGCCACCTTTGTCTTGGTACCTCCACAGGTATTTGATGACGTTGCCGCGCAAGAACCCCTTAAACTCCGCACCAAGGGCGGCTTGGATTGCCACTATGCACTCGATGGAGCCTGACGTGTAGTGCGCGGGTCCGTTTACGTTGTCTGTCATCTTTCTCGGTCCTTCTAGTTTGTAACCCGGCGACTTCGTACCCGGTGGCAGCGTGCCGCTGTCGTCTATGTGCAGCGTCTCGCCCTTGCCCTCGGTGTGAAATGTGATGCCGCTCATTCCTCTCCCC